TACTTCGTCAACAATAACTGTGCGTACATCTTGTAAAAATTCTGTTAGTGTATGTGCGGCTTCGTGGTTCTTTGATTTCTTATCTAGCACATTAAGACTTTGCCAAGTAACAATAGTATGTTTGTGACCTAGTTCTTTTCTGTCACCAAAGTATACACCAACGTCAAGTCCTACGTTTACATAATCTTCTTCAGTTTGCGTAACAAGACTTTTGTTAGGTACAATAACGATTGTGCTACCATACGGCTCACAGATCTTACTCAATGTGGCCGTTATGATAGTCTTACCAGCCCCGGTAGCAACCTCTTGTAAACTTTGTGGATTGCTAATAAAATTATTAATTACTTCTACTTGATAGTCACGTAGTACAATCGGCTGTCCTTCTGCTACGTGTCCTTTGGGCCATACAGCGCCTTGATCCTTCCAATAGTTTTCTGTAATATTAGTAAAGTTAAGAGGTGTTGATTCACGTAGATCCTCAACTTCAACATACCAGCCTTTCTGCTCTAAGAAAGGAAGTGCGTCTTCAAGCATACTAATATAAGTTGTACCACCTAGTCCAAAGAAACTAACCTTGCCGTCCCAACGTCCTAATTTATATGCTGGCAAGTAACGTGCATAAGGAATGTCATACTTGAACTTGTTTGTTAATGCTTTACGCATTTCAAGGTCAAGTCCTTCAAACTTAACATTTACTTCATCTTTAATTACCAGTTTACACGTCGGCACAGTCTTCTACTCCTGATGGCTTGCTACCACAATAATATACCACAGTTGGTTTGCTTTCTAACCAAGCCTGTGATTTGTAATGACTAGGTTGTGTAGGTAAAGTACAAATGATTAGTTGTGGATCAATATTATTTTGAATCAACGGTTTAGGAATCTTTTCATTAATAATAAAAATTTTCTTATGTGGAGCAAACTTGTTTACACCTGTGTTTTTAATATACTTGTTTCCATCAAACCATTCTTTGTTATTCTTAAATCTGAACATAACACAAATATCATCTGAACTATAACCACTACCTAGTAAGTTTTCAACAATACTTTGTAGTTGTTCTAGACTATTACTACTACACATAATTATACACTGATCCACGGTATTGATCAATGAAAATATTTCCAAAATGTGATGAACATTGGAATTTATAAACCATTTTCGATTATCTCCGAGCAGAATTTTATCTGTGTATGCTAACGGTTTCAATGAGTTTACAACACTGTCATCGTACAATGCACATCCTTGCAATTTTGCTTTCATAACCGCACGTCTCGGATCGTTTGATTCGATTACAATATTATTGTATACATAACCTCCCATTTTTTTGGTTAAGGTAGGATAATGTTCGATTGGATCTTTTTTAATTGTAATAATTTTTTCGTAGTCCTCTTTAATTTTTTGATCAATATTAAAGTTCATGCCTTTAACTAGATTAACAAGAAATTCTACATTGGGTTCGTTATAATCAAACGCCCATTCTTTTGTATCACCTTGATATTCACCTTTATAGTAACTTGGCTTTTTACGTCTCTTAACCTTGTTTACTATATCAGCGATAAAAGGACTTTTGAGGACAATTTTTTCACCGTCAACATATAAACTTTTTGTTCTATCTATGGTTCTAAACGGCCATTTAAAAGTTGACTCTTTTTGAATAGTATCAGTATCAAATCCTTTGTCTTTTAATAATGCGGTGTACTTTTTAACAAGACGCAAACCTATAACACTTTGTTTTTGTGTAAATGCACTATTGTTTCCTAGTTGCCTGCCTAAACTTTTAACAATGCTTAAATCATATTGATCTATGCTTACTTCTTCTCCAAAAATATAATTGCCTTCTCCTGCCAAAAACATTACGCAGTCTTCAACCGTTTGTTCGCTAGATTGGATAGTGTGTTGCATTCTTAGAAACCTCAATTTTATAGTGTATTATAACACTATTTTTTTGTTTGAGCAAGAACTAATTCTTCTAATTTTGGAAGTAATCTTACCAATGGCAACCCGTCGGATATTTCTTGTATAGAGTATTCTGTGTATAATAGGTTATTAAACCAACGTGTTCTATTAGGTCGTTTTGGATTTTCAATTTGGCTAAAATCAGTATTGGCAACTGGAAGTGCTAAACTTTCAGGACCAACAAATGCCGGAACACCAGCAATTATTGCTTGCAATCCTGGATTACTGCTGTGGCTAATTACGCAGTGGGCGCCTTTCAATGCAGTGTCATAATCAAACTCGTCATAGGTTTGAGCATAACGCACCGGATATTGCAATTCGATATTTTTATAATTAAAGTTTAACGTCCTTATAACATTTGGATTAAGTGGACTACGTGGGTGTGGTCTAATTCTAATTTCACGAGATGTGTGCTGTCTAATCTTTTTAATGATTTCTTCTAACCACATATCTACATTAGGCATATCACGCCATTGATGGCTTTTGTTGTGTTGTGTACAAATTAAAATATATTTTTTTGGATTTGAGTCTTGCCACGGTTCTAAGGTTATATCAAATTGCTTTTGTCTGTGTTGACTAGCATTGCGTAACCATTCATTGACCTTGCTAGACGATTCATTTCCGAAGTATGCTTCGTTGTTGATGCCTCCAATAGCAACTTTCCAACTTTTATTACGAAGTATTCCTCCAACTTCTAATACAATAATTGGTTTATTATACTTTTGACAATGGTCCCATATGCGTTTGTTTTGTGCCATTCTACCATGCCAAAGTACACTCCATATTACAGCAACATTGCACATGTCTAGATTTTTTGTCCAAGGTATACCTGCCTTGTCTAGACTTTGTTGAAAAGCACCGAAAACGGGTGTTGAGTTTTGGGCACCAAATTCATTGAACATTCCTACTATCATGGTTCTCGCTAAATATGTTATATACGCAGTTTATTATATTTATTGGAAGAGAGCATGACCGTAGAATTTCAGCCAGTTAAAATTAACAGTTATTGGGTGGCACCCGAAGGCGATAAAAAGATATCAACACACTTAGATCAAAACCGTATTGATTTAAAGTACGAAAAAAAGTTTAGAGACTTCTTGGTAACACATATGCCTAATAAACGTGTTATGATCGATGTTGGCGCAAATGTAGGTATATGGTGTCGACCTCTTGCAAAACATTTTGAATCAATACATGCATACGAGCCTAGTCCAAAAAATATGCAGTGTTTGAAAATCAATTGTAAAAAACAATCTAATATACAATTTATACAAAAGGGATTAAGCAACTTTAATGATAACGTATTATTTTATGATGCTGTAAAAAATTGTGGTAACACTAAGATTTATAGGAAAGTTGATAAAATAAGATCGGGTGATTTTTATTGTGATGTTGTTACACTAGATAGCACAAATACAAAAAAAGTTGATCTAATTAAAATTGATACGCAAGGCTTTGAATTAGATGTATTGCAAGGTTGTACAGAAACTATTAAACATTGCAAACCTTGGATAGTTCACGAAGTCAATAGAGATATCGATGATGTTGTAGCATTTATAGAATCGTTTAATATATATGAAATGATTTATATAAAATCAAAACGTGCATTTATTTGGGCTCCTAAAGAAGGATCAAACAAACCTGCAGATAGTTCTATATTTGGAAGATGGTTCGGACCTGGTCCATACACACGCCTGTTTCCACCTCGTCCATAGTATATTGTTGATATGCTAAACTGTTCCACCATTGTTCTCTATTAGGACGAATTGGATTTTCAATATCACTTAACTGTTTAATTGCAACAGGACTTGCGGCATTTTCATCTAGTACACATGCAGGAACACCTAGTGTAATTGCTTCTGTAGCAATAATACTGTTACCGGTTACAACACAATGACAATTATCGAGATCGTTCATAATTGGATTTAATCTAATACGCTCTCCTCTATTTCCTATTTTATGTCTAATTTTTATAGGACGATCTGTATATTGTTTTATTTCAGATATTATTCTTTCTAACCATTGATCTTTGTTTTCATTCAAGTCTAATAGTGCAAATGTTTTTTCGCTCGGTGGCGCTACTAAAATATGCCTTCCTTTTTTAGTCCATGGATTTGTTTCTACTCCTAAACTATCAAATCTGTCACTTGGAACATTTAAAATTGTTTCACCTTGAAACTTATTGTAAGCAACTCTATGGTATATTTTCTTACCTTTAGGATTGGTATCATTTGGCTGATTAAAATACCCACTGTCTGAATATAAGAAGTTTAAGTTATTAGCCATCATAAACTGATACAGTCCTCTCCCCCAAATGACAAAAACATCTCCGTCTTCCTTAGATTTCTCAATATTAATTTCATCAGTATTACGAATTATATCAGCCTCAAAGCCTTTTTGCCACGGCAATGCCCTCTCGCCGTCAATACATATATAAAATTTTCTCTGCTTCATGTTCATAACTAAATATACGTATATTTAACAGGAAACACAATGACACGAAAATTTCTATTTGTTACTACATTTAATCAAAAAGGATTGCATGATTATGCACAGCGTTTTATCAATAGTTTTAGCAAGCAGGTTGATAAAAACATAGAATTATGGGCATATGCAGAAAGATGCAACCCTATAGTACCAAACAAAGACACACGGATCCGTGTTTTAGATTTAGAAAGAGAAAGTTCTAAATTAGTTGAATTTAAGAAAAAATGGAAAAACGTTCCACATGCAAACGGAGATATTAGTAACTTTGGAAAGTATGCTCAACGTCCTGATGCTAAAAAAGGATTTAAATGGAATGCTGTAAGATTTAGTCATAAAGTATATAGTATATTTAGAGCCGCAGAAAAAACAGATGCAGATGTTTTAATTTGGATTGATGCTGATACTTTTGTACATAGTCCTGTTAGTTACAAGTGGTTAGATGAATTTATTCCTAATGATGTTCTTTGTGCTTACTTAGGTAGAGAACCAAAATGGCCAGAGTGTGGTTGGTACAGTATTAATTTAAAACATCCTCACGCTACAGATTTTTTAAATGAATTTGAACGTGTATATGAACATCCAAATGATGACGGAATTTTTACTATGAAAGAATGGCATGATAGTTATGTCTTTTACGAAGTATTAAAATGGCATCAAGAAAAGTTTGGAACTAAGAACTTTAATATTAGCAGTCACTTACCTGGCGGTGAAGGACACCCTCTTATTAATAGCGAATTAGGACAATATTTTGATCACCTTAAAGGTGATAGAAAACGATTTGGTCAAAGTTTTTCTAATGATATAAAAGTTAATCAGCAAGTTGACTATTGGAAAACAGCGAGACCTAAACCGTGAAACCAAACTTATTAGAGTTTTATAAACCTATTCTACAAAAGTTTGTTCCTTTAAATATTTGTGAAATAGGCACACACAATGCAACCAGTGCTATACAATTTATCGATATTATTATTCCTTTAGTTCCTGCTAAACACAAATTACATTATACAGGTTATGATTTATTTGATGACGCTGACGACAAACTTACAGAATATGAACACAACGGAAAAGGCCCTGGAAGTTACAAACGTGCTAAACACAATTTAAATCATCGCATTACAAAATATAAGAAAAAGTTTTCATACACACTTGTAAGAGGTAATACTTTTGAAACACTAACAGAACAAGAATTTGACTTTGTTTATATAGACGGGGGACATAGTTATAAAACTGTTATGCATGATTACGATAAAGTAAAAAACAGTAAAATCATTGTATTTGATGATTATCAATTACCAGAAGTCAAACGTGCAGTGGATGAAATTATACAAAATTTAGGAACTCGATACGAGATAATGGAGAACAATCCGATTGAAATTCCTAAAAGAAAACAACTTATGATAAATTCTTGGACAAATAAAAAACACGACCAAGTATGTTTAATTAAAGGAAACTATTCATGATAGAAGTAGAAGAACATTTAGGCGGTGGAGAAAATCGCTGTTGGGACGACGAAGGAACACTAAATTGGGCAATTAAAATGCTTAACGTAAAAAGCATGATAGATGTCGGATGCGGATTAGGATGTCAAGTTAAATTGGCGAGAGAAAAAGGATTACGTGCTGTAGGAATTGATGGTGATCCAAGAGTAATTACACCTGATTTACACATTCACTTTGATTTTTCTAAAGATACGTTTTCAATTGACGAGGAATTTGATTTAGCATGGAGTTGTGAATTTTTAGAACACGTATACGAAGAATATATTCCTAATTACATGCCGGCTTTTCAATCAGCAAAGTTTGTTATTTGTACTCACGCATTGCCAGGTAAAAAAGGTTATCATCATGTAAATTGTCAAACTGCTGATTACTGGAAAGATGTTTTTAATCAATACGGTTTTTCATATGATGTAAGAGGAACCGAGATGGTGAGACAAATGACTACTATGGGTAAAGGATTTATGCGTAAAAACGGTTTAATGTTTGTTAGACGTTAGCGTATTGTTTCATGTGCTTCCAAGCACGACCTGATTTTAAATCTTCAAAGTTCCAGTGACACATAGAAATTTTTTCTAGCCAATTCTGTCTATCAAACGTTTGCGGATCTTCAATATTTGCGATGTTTGTGTTAGCAACTTCGCCTGCTTGACAGTCTTGTTTATCAAACACAAAAACAGGAACACCTTCTATTGTACTAGCAACACTAGGACTACTGTTATAAACTACAGTTGCCCATGCATTTCTTAAATCTTGTACTAGCGTTCGATTCTCTAAATCACTAAAATAAACATTATGCATAGTAATTGGAACTGGAAATCTTTGCATTTTAATAACTCTTTTTGACTTTGCATCTCCGGGATGTCCTCTTACAATGATAGGTCTGTCTGTATATCTACGTAATTCTTTTATTGTGTTTGCTAACCATTGCCACGCATCTAAACCCTTCATACTCCAACCGCCATTGCGTTGCATACATATAAGGACATGATTTCCAGCGGTGCGCCATGGTTTTAATTTTATATTCAAATCTTTGCTTATTTGTTGCCACCTTGCTGGATCCGGATTGTCCCAACAGTATTCAGCAGTTGTAGGGAACACTCCATCGTAACTGTATCTCAAATAGTTTCCAGGATTAGTTTTATCAACATAAAGGAATAAGTTACTATCAACAACTATGGTTCGTTTACCGTTTCTTTTTTGTGTATCTAATACATTTTTTCTAACAACCAAGTGCGGACTATGAGGACTGCTTTCGTGCATAAATCCTTGAAGTACTGCAACATCGCACGGTAACGGATTAGATCCTGTGTGTACAATTCCATTATCACCAAATGCCTTAACACCTTGAATAAAGTTTTGTAAGATTGCAGGTTTTTCAGGATTATTATTTCTAGCAGGAATACCTGCCATATAACTTACAACGTTCATTCTTCTATAAGTTCCTTAATCTTAGGATACAGTTGTCCAAATGCAATGCCTTTTGCCATTTCTGGTCTATTCCATTGACAGTATGATAATTTGTTTAACCATTGATTAACTTCGTCTTTAGTTGCACAATATGGATCATCGATTGACTCTAATGTTTTACTACTAATAGGATATGCAAAGTTTCCTTCGTCTATTGTAATTACTGGCACTCCGTGAATAATGCTGTCAATAGCACTACCACTGCTGTAAGTTACACACACTTTTGCTGTTCTTAAATCATCTTCTAAACTAGTTTCTATACCATCACTCCATGTAATATTTTTATAGTTTGAAAAAACAATTTTTCCTATACTAGCAAAAAAGTTTTCATGTCCTTTTTCACTCATCGCAGGATGGAATCTTATTGTAATTGCTCTATCAGTTTTTGATCTAATTTCTTCTAGTGTGTAGATTAGCCATTCTCCATGATCACTTTCTCGTAAACTTGCATCACCAGGCAGTTGTAATAATATTAATATGTTTCCGTCTTTGTTTTGCTTCCAGCCTTTCCAGTTATATCGTTCACCATAAGATCCAATACGTTTGTTATCAGCATTGTCGCAATTAAATTCTCCCTGATTGTATAAAAAACCATTTAATCCAATTCTGTAGTAATCGTGGTTACTCATTTTAACTATAGTTCTACCAAGTAACGGAGTTTCAATCATAATATAATTTTTTGCAACTTTGATAACTTCATTACGTACTCTATGATGTAAATTATCACGAGGCTTGTTGCTTCCAAACACTACACCAACATCGCAATGTTCGCTTACTTTTTCTCCATAGTTAAGATTAATTTCAATTTCGTGTTTTTTTAATTCTTTTACTTTGCTTTCTAAATTGATGTCATCAACATCTTCTTCAAGCACCATACGACTAAAATGTCTTAATATACCTCTATAGTAAGCACGTAGTATGTCTTTTTCTTGGTTGTTTTGACCAGTTAACATGAATACTTCGATACGCATTTATTGTTCCTCCATTAGTATTTTATACGCTGTACCATCTTTGAGTTCGTCAATGTGAAATTGACCATATGCAAGATGATGTGCCCATTTTGAAACTAGATCATTATCTGGATAGTACGGGTTTTCAATTTTAGATAAATCACTAGAAGAAACAGGACTTGCCGCATTGGGTGCTAATCCAAATGCAGGAACACCATATAGTACTGCCTCAGTTGCCGCAATGCTTTGTAATGTAACTACTGCATGTGCATCATCTAGATCTTGATAAATTGTTTTTACAATTCTTGTTTGTCTGTTTGCTTTTTCTCTAACTACTATTGGTCGATCAGTATATTGTTTTATTTGATTGATAGTATTAGTTCGCCATTCGTCCATATTAATATTATAATAGAGAGCCGGTTTTTCACTAGGCATTACAACTAATATATTGCGACCAGTTTTCTTAAATGGGTGTATTTTGTGTTTTAGTTTATCCCAACGGTCGCTTGGACGATTAATAATTTCATTATGTTGCAAATCGTTTTTAACTATTCTATGAAACCATTTCCAACCATTTGGATTTATTTGGCTAGGATAATTTCCAATGTATCCACTATCCATATAATAAAAATCTCTGTTATTGTCAATACATTGTTTCATTATTTTGTGTTTAACAATACTACGCAGTACAATAGGATCATTAGAACTATTAAAATCAAACTCTCTGTCATTGGTAACTTTTACATTTGCGCCTTTTGCAAACGCATTAATGTATTCATCAGATCCGTTTTTACTTAGAAAAATCATCTGTTTCTAAACCTTCTTTCAACCCTATCTATACGCTGTGCTAGTTTATCGCCTGATAGTTTTTCAGTTGTTTTAATAAGTTTATCAACTAGTCCGTATATCAATGTTTTGTCTTTTCTTCCTGCTTTAAAATGTCTAAAGTAATCATTTAAAAATGTTTCTTTTAAAGGACTTAATGCTTCTTTTTTAGGATTTAAATTTATACTCGGAGTTGCACAATTTTCAATAGAATGTATAAATGCATGTGTATCATTTGGCTTTGGAAAAAGAGTCTTATCTTTTATTTTTCTTGAGATATATAGTTCTTCAAATAAATCTACAAATCTATTACTATCATCAGTTTTGGTATTAAAACTTAGTATTGCACTGTCACAGTTTTTCTTGTCTTTCCATCCTTTTTTATCCTTGTACATAGTTGTACCCATATATGCACATTGACTATTATCCGGAAACATTTTAGACATAAAATTGTCATCGGGTTCTTTGATACATGCAACATCTGCATCTATCCACAGTATCCAATCGGCTTCAATATTTCTTACAGCATGTATCCAAGAAAACACCTTATAACTAAAACCTCTGCTAAAATGATTGCCTATAAAATCTAAATAACTTTTTAAATTAGGATCACATGCTTTATGAATATCAATAATATTAACACCGTCTAGTTCTAAAGTATCTTCAGTATAAACATATAATTCAATGCTGTTTGGCCACACTTGTGTATAACTGTTTACCATTATTTTTCCAATGGTATCATAGTATTCTTTACTCATAGATGTTACACACGCAATTTTCATTTGTTATATCCTGATTTTAAATGTGCCCACGCTGTTCCGTTTTCAATTTCTTTTCCTGTCCATTGTGTGTATGCACTATCGTATAACCATTGATTAATATCTATGTCTCGTTTTATATTTTCAATATTTGTAAGAGAAGTTTCTCCAACAGGATAAGTCATGCTACCTTTGTGTAAATTAATTACCGGAGTACCAGATAACACACTTTCTACACTGCTTAAACTATTATATGTTACACTACACCATGCTTCAGATAAATCTTGTTCCAAGCCTTCACCGCCATTAGTCATAGCAAATTTAATTCTTTTACTTAATTTGACATTTTTAAATTTTTCAACAGTGCGTCTTGCTCTTTTAACTCCAGTTTCAATTTGTCTTATGTGTGGTCTTACAAGTATTGTTCTATCTGTGTATTTTTGTATTTCTGTGATTGTATCTGACACCCAATCCCAATAGTCATTGTATTGATCGTACAAATCATTTAAACTACTGTCGCCTTCTTTTTGACAAAGGAATAAAATATATCTACCATTGGATTTCCAATCATTAACTTGTATATTATGTTTTTGTTGTAAGACATTCCATCGATCACTTGGACTATTTTGATTATTGTAGTTTGCTTCATGATACATATAACTATTCCAACCTAATCGATAGTATTGATTCTTTTCATTATTTTCAATACTACGAAACATTGGAGACTCCATAACAAGTTTTGGTTTTCCGCTATCTAAAATATATTTGTATTGTGTATCTCTATTAGTTTCAAAAAACTTTTTCTTTATCAAGTTTGTTTGAATGAATACATCAACCTCTTCAAGTTTTGGATCGTTAATTGTTTCTGCAAAATAAAAGTCATCACCCTGTCCTTCAAAAATTTGATGCATTTTTGCAGGATTTTTTTTGATAGCACCTTTAATTGCACCAATTAGCATTTATTATTTTTTCCAGTTTGGATTTACTTTATTAGCAGTTGCAGTCCATAAGTCAGCATAATCAACATCTTGGCAGTTTTCAAACCAAGGTCCGCCTTCGGTGTAATGAATTGCTTTTGGTTTACCATCTTGGGGTTCTTTATACCAACCTTCCAACCAATTCCATTCGTGACTGATTTGACCTATTTCGCTATCTTTTAACCAACTAAATCTGTGCATAAATTTGCCGGTTTCGCTGTTTACCATTTCGGGTATAACTTGTTGATTGCTAGGATGACCGCAGTTCCATAGTACCATTGAACTCCAATTTTTTCGCGGATACAACGATTGTTGTTTGCCATCCATCTTTGTACCTTCTTTAGGAGTATAATCATGATGTACACACATTACTGCATACTTGTCGTCTCTTTGTGCAAACAATTTATCAACATCTTCCAACCATAAAAAGTCACAGTCACAAAATAATGCCCAGCCTTTATAGTTTTGTAGATAAGGAATTAAGAATCTGCTAAATGTAAATTCTGTTGACCCTAAAGTATCTACGGGTCTAGTGTAAATTCCTTTTCTTTTAAGTTCATTAAGTTTAAGATATTTTATATCAATTGGTTCTTCTGTAGTATGACGCAAACTGTGTTCACAAACATCACTAGCGATTTTTTCTCTGGAATCATAACCAATATATACCGTGTTTGTCATTTTTATTGTCCTTTCGCGTAGTTATCGTCTACGTCACGTCTTTCAATATCTGTTTCGACGCATTCTTCGCCGTGCTGAACTTCTAAAATATGACAAGGTTCATTAAATGGATTGTACCCTTGGTGCCATACCTCTACACCTATATCATAACCTTTTGTAAGTGATTGTAAAGTAACATCGTTTTGAATATTATTAACTTCTGTTCTGCACTTACACATTCCTTTCAATACATACCACATCTCAGCACGTTTAAAATGCTTTTGCATTGACAAAGATTTTCCAGGTTCAATGACTAATTCTTTTACTTTAATACCTTTACCAATAGTGTAAAGATCTCTATACCATCCCCACGGGCGATCTACTTTTGGATTTTTCCATTCTTCCAATATCCAACTTGAAGAATTCATTTTATTTTGGCCGCCAACACCAAATTTAAATTCTACTTGAGGATCATCACCGTAAGTTACTAGTTCAGGAATATTTTGATTTGTTCTATCTCCACCGTTGGCAAAAATAATTTTTGTATCCAAGCCTGCTGTTGCTTTTGTTTTAAATATAGCACCGCATGCACTTCCGTCTGAATCATCAAAATCTAGTACAGCATCTACCATAAACAGATTTTGAATGATAGCCATTCTTTCCCCAAATGGCATAAACGGTCTACCTTTTTTACGTGTTAACCATTCGTCCGAGTTAAGTCCTACCCAGAGTTCATCACCCAGACTCTTAGCATACTTAAAGTATTCAATATGACCGGAATGTAGTGGATCAAAGCCACCTGTGACTAATACTACTGTTTTCATAGTAGTATTTATATGCGTACTTAATGATTGAAAAAATTACGAAAAATAAACGGATTTAAGTCTATTCCACACCAAACCAGATTTATGTTCTTCGGTATACCATTGCGTGTAGCCTAGATCATATAACCATTGCATTCTGTTAATATTCATTAATGGATTTTCAATATAAGAAAGGTCGGGTTGTGATACATCATATGCCATAGCAGTTTCATCTAAAACAAAAGTAGGTATTCCTAAGCAAATAGATTCAATTAGTGTATTACTTGTTGTACCGACTACACACCATGCATTTTCAAAATCTTTCTCTAATCCTAATCCGCCATTGGTCCTAGAATCATCATTTGAAGCGTTAACGCTAAAAGAAACATTTGGTATGTTTTCAGTTTTCACTATCTTTTCTACAATCATTCTGCTTTTATTACTTCTAGGATGGCCACGTAAAAGTATTGGTCTATCGGTGTGCTTTCTTATTTCTTTAATACAATCTAATATGTAATCTGTATAATGTTCATATCTGGAATAAACATTTTCTAAACTGCTATCGCCCGGCTTTTGACAAATGAATAATACATATTCTCCAGATTTCCGCCAATCTTTTAATTCAATGTTTTGATCTTTGGCTATTTTTTCAAACCGGTCTGGCGGACTATTTTCATTGCAAAAGATTCCCTGTCTCATAAAATGATTCCAGCCTACACGTTGCATATAATTTGGACCGCCGATCCAACTGCAATTTTTTCTAAAACACGGACTTTCAAAAACAAGGTATGGTTTACCTGATTGTTTTATAAAGTTGTATTGATCTTGTAAGTGATTAAGTTTAGGTTTGAGTATATTAGTCTGCATAAACCCGTCAGCAATTTTTACTAACGGATCGTCTATACTTTCTACTAATTTAAAATTTGATAAATTAGGAATAAATTGAAAATTTTGTTTGTCAAAACTTCCTTGTATTCCTACTATTAATGGTTCATTAGATTGATGCATCTTCCATACCTGCTACACGTAACTTAGTAATGTTAGTTATCTGCCATTGCTTCATGTCAATGCCTTTCATAACACCTAACCATTTGTTACGTAGCAGTGCAAACTCGTTGATAATTTTTTCAAAGTCAACAACGTCTGCTTCACCGTCCACGTATTTTTCTACGTCACGGCTGGATAATGCTCGTTGATAGTTTTC